CCTAAAAATTCCTCCGGGGGTGTTTTTAGCACAAACTTTTCGCTTTGAAAGCCGGTTGGAACTATCTCGAAAGGAGTTGAAAGCCGAGTGAAGAGGCGTAGTAGTGACTCCGAAGAGCCAGGTACTCGTCGCAAGCCGGCCACAACTCCTCAGGGAAGAGAGAGCCAGCTTGTTTCCATGGCTCTGGACCTTGTTGAAGAGCGGTTGCGCAAGGGAACTGCCTCTGCTCAGGAAGTCACGCACCTTTTAAAGCTCGGTTCGTCTCGAGAACAGCTTGAACAGCAGCGAATCGCGCACGAGAATGAACTCATGCGTGTAAAGATCAAAGCAGTCGAACAAGCCAAAGAGATTGAAGAGCTTTATCGGAATGCTATTAGCGCTATGCGTTCTTATTCCGGTCAAGAACCACTAAGAGGAGACGATGACTATGATCAGGACTTACTCTGAGCTTCGTCGTCTTGATTCTCTCGAAGATCGGTTCAAGTATCTTGCGCTAAACGGAAGAGTTGGTGATCTGACTTTCGGTTTCGATCGTTGGATTAACCAAAAGTTTTACACGTCCAGAGAGTGGCGCCAAATTCGTCAACACATCATCGCCAGAGATAGAGGATGCGATCTGGGAGTTGATGGTTATGACATTTATAAAGGCCTCTATATTCATCACTTGAATCCGATGACTAAAGCGGACATTGTCGATGGTGATGACAGCATCCTAGACCCCGAGTTTTTAATCACAACCACACTGGCAACACACAACGCCATTCATTACGGCGACAAGCGTCTCCTCCGCGGAACGTTTGTCGAACGAAAACCAGGCGACACCAAGATGTGGTAAGAAAGGAGAAGCCCATGAGGGCAAAAGGCATGCAAGTGCTGACCAACAACATTCGAGCGAAGCGCCCCGGCACTACGATTTGGGGTATTGGCGACGAGGCTCACAAGCTTGTGGTTTCCGGACACAACGAGGATGACACAGCCGGTGTGAGGGCTGAAGATCAGGATCCTGACTCTGTTCCTGAACATCGGGCGATCGATGTCAAGCTGGACTCGCATTTCAGTCGGTCTGATGGTCGAGCACTTGTCAAAGATTTGACCACAAAGCCTGAGAATCAGAAGCGTCTTCTCTATGTTATCTTCGAGGGGAAGATTCGTTCTCGCTCTCGCGGTTGGGTTGAGCGCGACTACGACGGCAGCAACCCACACAACCACCACGTCCATGTCTCCGGCGAAGCTGATGAAGACGCCAACGAGTCGGATTGGTCTCTCAGCGAGTGGGGCTCCGGTCCTTCGATTCCGGGCGACATCGACGAGGATCTTGTCGTGGATGGGAAGCTAGGTCCGAAGACAATCGCCAAGTGGCAGAAGATCATGGGAACCACGGTCGACAGCAAGATCGATGCGGATGACAGTGAGCTTGTCCGTGCCGTTCAGACCAAGCTTCAACACACGGTAGATCACCGTCTCGTCGTGGATGGGAAGGGAATTTACCAGAACGGCAAGCGCTACAAGACGATCGGCGCTCTGCAGCGTTATTTGGGCAGTCCTGTCGATCAAGTCATGTCCGTTCCGGTTTCTCAGGTTGTGAAGGCGCTCCAGCGTCGTCTGAATGAGGATCGTTTCTAATACGGGGAGGGAGGTCCCACGTGGAGAACAGCATTCTCAAGAGCACTAAGAAAGCTCTCGGGCTTGAACCGACCTACACGGTCTTCGATCCCGATATTTTGATGCACATAAACTCAGTGTTCTTCAAGCTGAACCAGCTGGGCATCGGTCCGGCTAATGGGTTCCAGATCGAGGATGATGAACCCACGTGGGACACCTTTTACGGCACGGATCCTCGATACAATGCCGTTCGTACTTACATGTACCTCAATGTTCGGCTTCTATTTGATCCACCAACTACTGGGTATCATATGGAGGCTGTAAAAGAACAGATTAAAGAGTACGAATGGCGCATGAATCAGTACCGCGAAGAAACTGCATGGGTTGATCCCGATCCACCGGAGCTTCCTGAGGATGACGAGCTTATCCTTGATGGAGGTAGTGCATAATGACCATCCGTAGGGTCACATTCGAACTCCGCGAGGATACGGCAGCAAATTGGACTTTGGCAAATCCTACTCTACGTGCAGGAGAGCCGGGTTACGAAAAGGACACCAACAAACTCAAGGTGGGTGACGGAGAAACACCTTGGATCAGCCTTCCTTATCTGACCGGTTCCGGAGCTGGCGCTGATGGAAAGTCGGCTTACGAGGTTGCCGTAGACAATGGGTTCGTTGGTACCGAAGTCGAATGGCTTGCTTCATTGGTTGGGCCTGCCGGCCCAGCGGGTGCTGACGGGGCCCAAGGCCCACCAGGAGAAGATGGAGCCGACGGGGCCCAAGGACCTGAGGGAGCAAGCGGCAGTTTGTTTCTGGGTGAGTGGAGTAGTATAGCCTCTTATAATGTGGGCGACATCGTTCGCATAAACGCTCTAAGCGCCTCGTTCGGTGCGTTAAATGCAAATACCAACTCTCTCCCCGCCATGAGCTTTAATTTTCTGACTGCGGAACCCACAAACAATCCCGCAGATGGCGCCTCTTACACAATGGGATTTCGTTTCTCTGTGGTTGGCGGCCCGATCAGAGCCTTGGCTATCGATTTCTACAAGCTGACAGCCAATACGGGCACTCACGTCGGAAAGATCTGGAACGATGATACCGACACAGTAATTGAGTCGGTCACGTTTACCGGAGAAACAGCTTCTGGTCTCCAAACACAAAAGCTAGCTGCGCCAAGGATCTTACCGGTTGGTAATTACATGGTTTCTGTTGATATGCCGAACGGGAACTATTGGCGCACAACCAGTTTCTTCACTTCCGCGGTCACACGCGGGCGGGTACAAGCGCCGATCAATGCCGGCTGCTTTAGTATTCCAGCAGGATCTACCCCAGCTACATTTGGTAGTACCAGCTACGGCGTGTCGATGCGGTGGGAAGAGTACTACGAAACCGACTGGTCAATTATCGGACGATACTGATTTGGGCCAAGGGAGTGAGATGAAAACAGCAGACGACGTCCTGGTCCATTTCGGCATTAAAGGTATGAAGTGGGGCGTGCGCCGAAAGTCACAATTGCCGGCCTCTTCAGACGCTGATTCTGCCGCCGCGGCGGCAGGGAAAATCAAAAAGGGTGGCGTCAAGAGTCTCAGCAATCAGGAGCTTCAAGCATTAGTGACTCGAATGAATCTCGAGCGACAATTCGCCTCATTAGCTCCGCCCTCAAAGAAGAAAAGGGCAGGCAAATTCATTGGTGAGGTTCTCATCAATGTCGGAAAGCAAGAAGCCACGAAACTCGCCTCTAAGGCTTTGGCTAAACAAGTAGCTAAAGTCCTAGCCGGAAGGTAGGAAACACAATGGATCCGCAGCAACTCAGCACGCTTCAGCAGCACATGGACAAGACTCTAACCGACGGTGATTGGGCCGGCAAGCCGGCTGTTCCGGCAACAACCGTGACCGTCACGAACACATCCGGACACCCGATGTTCGTCGAGATCACTGGTGGTACTGTCACCGCGGTCAAGGTTGACGGCGTTACGATCGGTGCTCGTACCAGCGGCATGTTCTACGTTCGTCCCGAGAGCACGATTGCCTGGGTCGGGTCGGCTGCTCCTACCTGGCAGTGGTTCGTCGCTTCCTGGTAAGGAAGGAGGATCAGCGATGGCGCTATCAAACAAAGCGGTGCCGATCTACTACGGTCAGTTCCGTGATGCGGTTCTTCGAGGTGAGATTCCCGTCAACCGTGAGATCTCGATGGAGATGAACCGGATCGATGCGTTGATCGCTGATCCGAATTACTACTACGACGATCAGGCGGTAGAGGGTTTTGTCCGCTATTGTGAGAATGAGCTCACGCTAACTGATGGTAGCGATCTCCATCTACTACCTTCTTTCAAGTTATGGGGCGAACAGATCTTCGGCTGGTTCTACTTCGTCAAACGAAGTGTTTACGAGCCGCTACCAAACGGTCGTGGCGGGCGGTACGTCAACAAGGTTGTGAAGAAGAGACTTACCACCAAACAGTATCTCATCGTCGCCCGAGGTGCTGCCAAGTCTATGTATGCCTCGTGCATCCAGAGCTACTATCTCAACGTCGACACGTCCACAACACACCAGATCACGACTGCTCCTACGATGAAGCAAGCCGACGAAGTCGTATCTCCTATGCGTACTTCGATCACCAGAAGCCGCGGCCCGCTCTTCAAGTTTCTAACCGAGGGCTCCCTTCAAAACACCACCGGCTCAAGGGCCAATCGACAAAAGCTTGCTTCTACCAAGAAGGGCATCGAGAACTTTCTGACCGGTTCTTTGGTTGAAGTTCGACCAATGTCAATCGCCAAGCTTCAAGGACTTCGTCCGAAGATCTCGACGATCGATGAGTGGTTGTCTGGCGATCTGAGAGAAGATGTTGTTGGTGCAGTGGAGCAAGGAGCTTCAAAGCTTGACGACTATTTGATCGTGGCGATCAGTTCAGAAGGAACGGTTCGGAATGGTTCTGGCGATACAATCAAAATGGAACTCGCTGACATTCTTCGTGGAGAGTATCAAGCTCCACACGTCTCGATCTGGCACTACAAACTAGACGAGCTTGAAGAAGTTGGCAATCCTGCGATGTGGCCGAAAGCCAATCCGAATCTTGGCAAAACAGTCACATACGAAACATACCAGCTCGACGTGGAAAGGGCTGAAAAGGCGCCGGCTTCAAGGAATGACATTCTGGCCAAGCGCTTTGGAATCCCAATGGAAGGCTATACGTACTTCTTCACTTACGAAGAGACCTTACCTCACCGTCGACGTGATTTCTGGCAAATGCCATGCTCGCTAGGCGCTGACCTTTCACAAGGTGACGACTTCTGTGCTTTTACTTTTCTTTTCCCTTTGCGAAACGGATTCGGAGTAAAGACTCGAAGTTACATCACGTCTTTGACGTTAATGAAGCTACCCGGGGCGATGCGTCAAAAGTACGACGAGTTCATCAATGAAGGTAGCCTACACGTGCTTGAGGGAACTATCCTCGACATGATGGAGGTTTATGATGATCTCGAGCGTTTCATCGAAACACAAAAGTATGATGTTCGCGCTCTAGGTTTCGATCCGTATAACGCAAAAGAATTCGTACAGCGCTGGGAACAGGAGAACGGACCCTATGCGATAGAGAAAGTGATTCAGGGCGCGAAGACTGAATCGGTTCCGCTAGGAGAACTAAAGATTCTGGCTGAACAGAGACTTCTCATCTTCGATCAAGCTTTGATGACTTTCGCAATGGGTAATGCGATTACTCTTGAGGATACGAACGGGAATCGCAAACTTCTCAAGAAACGTCAAGACGAGAAAATCGACAACGTGGCGGCCCTGATGGACGCCTATGTTGCTTATAAGGCACATAAGGAGGCATTCGAGTGAAAGTGTTGCTCGGTGATGACAAGCCTTCACTCGATCAATACTACCTTGAACATTACGGCGTTCTTGGTATGAAGTGGGGGCAGCGAAAGAAGTACACGGGCGCTGAAATTCGAACCGCTCGAAAAGAACTGCGTGTACAAAACAAAAAGTATCGAGAAGAAGCTCGCAAGGTAAACGATCTAGCGGAAGGCTCTGCAGCTAGAAAAGCCGGCGAGAAGAAGCTTGAGAAACTGAATCGCGAATATTTGAACAACCCAGCTCGTGTGGCTGCCGTTCGAATGACGCGCGGGGAAAAGTTTTCATCGTTACTCTTCGCATCTTCCGGCATTGGTGTTGGAGTATCGGTAGCCGCTATAGCTACTTCATCTATAGCATCCAGGCGGATCGAAGCGAAACAGGATGCTAAGGCATACAAAAATGTGAAGGGTCGCAGAAAAGCTGGCGGAATAGGAGCTCCATCCGGAGCAATGATCGGTGCAGGGGGAGCTTTGGCTTCCGGCCTGCTGAAAACGATCGGTTCGAGAGCGATGTCGTCTATCGCAGCTAGGGCCGCCGCCAACAATTCCGCGCGACTTTCTTCCACAAGAGCCATTGGCTCGGTCGCTTCTAAGCTTAAGTATGCCAGGAAGAGCCGGGGCGCATTCAAAATCACAACCCTATAGGAGACTAGATGGATCGGGAGGAGGTGAATCGTGCCAGGTCTCAGGGATCGAATCATGCATGCTTGGAATGCATTCCGTGACGAAGACTGGAGAACCCGAGTTAATTATTATGGTTCGGGAGGAAGTTTCGGCGTAAGACCGGATAGAATTCGTCTTCGAACTACGAATCAGCGTTCCATCATCTCCTCGATCTACACTCGTCTTGGTATCGATGCAGCGGCAATTGATATTCGTCATGTCCGACTCGATGATGACGATCGTTATGTTGAAGACATCGATAGTGGTTTGAACAACTGCTTCAAGGTCGAAGCCAACATCGACCAAGGACCACGACATTTCAAACAAGACATCTTTGCGACGTTGTTCGATCAGGGTGTGGCTGCGATCGTTCCGGTCGATGTATCTGTTAATCCGTCTAATTCGGCGGGTTTCAACATCATAACCTTGCGAGTGGGTAAAGTCACAAGATGGTATCCAAAACACGTCAGAGTTGAGCTCTACAACGAAGAGAAAGGGATGCGAGAAGAGATCACACTAGAGAAGAAGTTCGTCGCGATTGTAGAGAATCCACTTTTTGCGATCATGAACGAGCCAAATTCTACTCTTCAGAGACTCATCGCAAAACTCAATCTTCTTGATGTGGTTGATGAGCAGTCCAGTTCGGGCAAATTGGACATCATCATCCAACTACCTTACACCATTAAGTCCGAAAGCCGCCGTCTGGCTGCAGAACAGCGACGAAAGGACATGGAGTATCAACTCAAGGATAGTAAGTATGGTATCGCCTATAGTGACGCTACCGAGAAGATCACCCAGCTTAACCGACCAGCAGAGAACAATCTTTTCGAGCAGGTTAAGTACCTTATCGAAGAGTTGTACCGCGAGCTAGGTCTTACCCCCGAGATCATGGCCGGCACAGCTGATGAAGCCACTATGCTTAACTACTACCATCGCACTATCGAACCTCTTGTAACTGCTGTGGTAGAAGCTATGCGGCGAACCTTCCTATCCAAGACAGCCCGTTCGCAAAAGCAATGGATTATGGCTTTCCGTGATCCGTTCAAGCTGGTTCCGCTCAAAGACATGGCCGAGATCGCCGACAAGTTCACTCGTTCTGAGATTGCTTCGTCCAACGATCTCCGTCAAGCAATCGGTTGGAAGCCATCTAAGGATCCGAAAGCCGATGAACTTCGAAACACCAACATGCCTTTGCCTAGTACTGAAGATACACTATCGCCGAGAAGAGTCCCGGCTAGTGTTGATTGGCCGGTAAGGGAAATCGAAGCGACTCCGTCGGAGTCGAGTTAACGAAACTCTTCAATTGGAAGGAGACAGTCAAAATGGAACCTGATTTCTCAGGTTACGCCACTAAGGCTGGTCTCAGGTGCTCCGACGGACGAACCATCACGCCCGAAGCGTTCAAACACATGGACGGGCAGCAGGTTCCTCTGGTTTGGAAGCATGACCACGATTCTCCAGAGAACGTCCTCGGCCACGGTATTCTACGGGCTCGCCCCGATGGAATGTGGGTTGAGGGTTTCTTCAACGGCACGCCTGCCGGTCAGAACGCCAAGGCGTTGGTTCAGCATGGCGACATCAAGAGTCTCTCGATCTATGCCAATCAATTGGTCGAGAAGTCCAAGCAGGTTCTTCATGGAATGATCCGTGAAGTTAGTCTCGTTATCGCAGGGGCGAATCCTGGCGCTTTCATCGAGAATGTTCGAATCGCACACAGCGCAGACGACATCGAGACGTTGGACGACGAAGCAATCATCCACATGGGCTTGGAGCTTGAAATCTCGTCGGTTGAGGAAGACGACGAGACGGAAGTCGAGCACGCCGATGGGAAAACTGTTCAGGAAGTCTATGACTCTCTGAGCGAAGAGCAGAAGACCGTGGTTCATTTCATGATCGGCGCCGCTCTCGAAAACGCAGGCTCGCTCGAACAGTCTGAAACAGATGGCGAAGATGCCGCCGACAACAACGAGGACTCTCTCGAACACCAGGAAGGAAAGGGTACGATGACCCGGAACGTCTTCGACCAGAACGGCAAGCCAGCGACGGAGAACAAGCCTGTTCTCAGCCACGAAGATGTTAAGGGCATCGTGGCGAGCGCCGCCAAGGGCGGTTCGCTCAAGCACGCGCTTGAAGAGTATGCTCTGGCGCACGGCATCAACGACATTGAGTTGTTGTTCCCGGACGCTCGGACGCTTCAGGACCGTCCCGAGTTCAATCAGCGCCGGATGGAGTGGGTTACCGGTGTGATCAACGGCACTGGTAAGACTCCTTTCGCGAAGGTGAAAACCCTCACGGCAGATCTCACACAGGACGAGGCTCGGGCCAAGGGTTACATCAAGGGTGAGTACAAGAAGGAAGAGTGGTTCGGCGTTACGAAGCGGACCACCGGTCCGACCACGATCTACAAGAAGCAGAAGCTCGACCGCGACGACATCATCGACATTACCGACTTTGATGTCGTGTCGTGGTTGTGGATGGAAATCGAGATGATGCTGAAGGAGGAAATCGCTCGCGCGATCCTCATCGGCGATGGTCGGGATGTGTCCGACGAGGACAAGATCAAGGACCCCGCGGCCGCTACCGACGGAAACGGCATCCGCTCGATCGTTAACGAGCACGAGCTGTTCGCAACTACAGTTAACGTCAACATTGGTGACGCGAGCTCCAGCTACATGGAGGTCATCGATGCTGTTCTCCGGGCCCGCCGGTTCTACAAGGGTTCTGGTACCCCGACGTTCTACACGACTGAACTGCACCTGTCGGAGATGCTTCTCCTCCGCGATGAGGCGTCCTCGAATCGCCGTCTCTACAACAGTGCGGCGGAGCTGGCAACGGCTCTTCGGGTGCGTGAGATTGTCACGGTCGAGCCGATGGAGGACCCCGCGTACGATGATCTCATTGGCATCATCGTCAATCTGGCCGATTACAACATCGGTACCAACAAGGGCGGCGAGCTGACGAGGTTCGATGACTTCGACATCGACTACAACCAGTACAAGTACCTGCTGGAGACTCGTCTTTCGGGCGCACTGACGAAGATCAAGTCGGCGCTTATCCTCAAGAAGACGGATTCAGCGAACGTTCTGGTGGACCCGATCACTGAGCCGACCTTCGTGCCGGCCACTGGTGTGGTGACCATTCCGACTCAGACCGGTGTGGTTTACAAGAACGCGGACACCAGCGCAACTCTGAGTGCAGGTGCTCAGGCAGCTCTGGCAGCAGGCGCCACGCTCAACGTCCTTGCTACTCCGGCGTCTGGCTACTACTTCTCCACCAACGCCGACGACGAGTGGTCGTTCACGCGTCCGGCCGCTTAATAGGCGGTACTCGCCATGGCAAAGTTCTTCGGTGAGATCGGATACGGCTTTGCCACGGAGACGTCTCCTGGAGTTTGGAAGAGAGAGATCACCGAAAGATCATATTCCGGTGATGTAGTGAGGCTTTCTCGAGAACTCCAGGAGACCGAGGCTGTCAATGATGATATTTCCATTGGCAACGCTGTGAGCATTGTCGCGGATCCATATGCCTTCGAACATTTCTCTGCGATGGTATACGTGAATTGGCAAGGGAACCTCTGGAAGATACGAAACGTTGAAGTTCAGAGACCCCGACTGCTGTTGAGGTTGGGAGGTTTATACAATGGACCGAAGGCCGCAGCTCCAGAGTCTCCTTGAGACTCTTCTCGGCTCGGATAATGTATATTTTCAGCCGCCTCCGAACATTCAGCTGCAGTATCCAGCTATCGTATATAAAAGAAACAACGCGGACACTAAGTTCGGAGACAATTATCCATACCGCGTGACTCAGCGATATTTGGTGACACTAATTTCAGAGGATCCGGACGATGCCACTTGGCAGAAACTGGTTGCTTTGCAGCGGTGTCTTCATGAACGTTGGTATGCGGTGAACGATCTGAATCACGACGTCTTCAATTTGTACTTCTGAAGGAGAAGTAATGGCCATTCTTGAATGGGACAAGACAGGTGAGCGTCGATACGAAAACGGCGTTGACCACGGAGTCCTCTACAAGCCTGACGCCTTTGGCAACTACCCGATTGGTTATGCCTGGAACGGTCTAACGACGGTTACGGATTCCCCATCAGGAGCTGAGGCTCAGCCCCAATACGCGGACAACATCAAGTACCTCAACCTGTACTCGGCGGAAGAGTTCGGCTTCACCATCGAAGCCTTCACCTATCCGGACGAGTGGCCGGAGCACGATGGTACAGCGGAAGCTGAAGAAGGCGTCTTCGTCGGTCAGCAAACACGCAAGCCGTTCGGCTTCAGTTACCGTACCAAGGTGGGGACTGATCTCAATGCCGATGCTGGCTACAAGATCCATCTTGTGTATAACTGTACGGCCGCTCCGTCGGAGCAGGCGCACACGACCATCAACGATTCGCCCGAGGCGGTGGCCTTCAGTTGGGAGGTCATGACCCTCCCGATCGCGGTGACGGGTCTGAAGCCGTCGTCCTACATCACAATCGATTCAACCAAGGTGCCATCGTCCAACCTGACAGCTCTTGAGGATCTTCTGTACGGGACCGCGGGGACCGATCCGCAGCTTCCTCTTCCGGACGATGTCATTGCCCTGTTCGCTGGCGCAGTTACGACCGTTACGCCGGGAGTCCCGACCTACGATTCGGGTACAGACATTATCACCATCCCCAGCACGGTTGGTGTGGTCTACAAGATCAATGGCGTCACAGTTCCTTCGGGTGCCTACGGTCCAATCACGCAGAACACTGTCGTCAATGCCTATCCGGCCGCCGGCTACCGATTCCCGGCAGTTACGGATGACGACTGGCTGTTCACGTTCGTCTAGAAGTTCGAAAGGAGGCCAGAGAATGCTTACGATTGTTGTTTCAGAAACTGAGTCTTTCGACGAGAAGACTTCGAAGTTCATCGTTGACGGAACAAGACTGGAGCTTGAGCATTCTCTGGTCTCACTGTCAAAATGGGAGTCTTTCTTTGAGAAACCCTTCTTAGGAGATCAAGACAAGACTACCGAAGAGACATTATGGTATGTCAGAGCTATGACAATCTCCCCGGGGATTTCTCCTGATGTCTACGAAAAGCTTTCGCAAGGAAACGTTGACAAGATTAACGAATACGTCAACGCCAAGATGACGGCCACAACGATCAAAGAGATTCCGGGTCAGAAACCTAATCGAGAAATCATAACGTCCGAGCTGATCTACTATTGGATGATCGCGCTCGGCATACCCTTTGAATGTCAGTATTGGCATTTGAATCGTCTCTTGACCCTTATCAAGGTATGCAACATAAAGAACGTACCTCCGAAGAAGATGAGTGCTCGCGATGCAGCTCGAAATCGTCATGCTCTGAACGCACAACGTCGTCAACAGCTGGGAACCAAGGGCTGAGAGGAGGATTCCATGGCAAGACTTACCTGGGATGGTCGAGGGGAACGATACTTCGAAATCGGCGTTGATCGAGGCGTTCTATACCCTCTCGCTGGCTCTGGTGTTGCCTGGATTGGTCTCATATCGATAAATGAGACTATCTCCGGTGGAGAACCCCGTCCTTATTACATCGATGGCACTAAATACCTAAATCTGCTGTCTAGTGAGGAATTCGCCGCGACGATTGAGGCTTTTTCAGCTCCGGCGGAATTTGGTGTATGCGAAGGCACAGTTGGCGTTCACACCGGGCTTTTCGCAACTCAACAACCTCGGAAATCGTTTGGGTTGTGTTACCGAACCCGCGTAGGGAACGATATTTCTGGAGTGGATCACGGGTACAAGATTCATCTGGTGTATAATGCCGTTGCAGCTCCAGCAGAACGTAATAGTGTGACAATCGGGGACAACGTTGACCCTACCAAGCTCAGTTGGGCCATCACCACAAAGCCGCCAGCAATTACGGGGTACAAACCAACGGCGCATTTGGTGATTGATTCTCGAAGTACAGATCCGGATATTTTGGTAGAGGTGGAGGATTTTCTCTACGGCACCGAGCTCGATCCCCCAACGCTACCAACTCCCGACGAATTGATTGCGTTGTTTGTGCCATGAGCAGATTGACTTGGGACGGAAGTCGTATTTCGGAATGGGGTATAGATCGAGTCGTTTTCTATCCCCCTGTGGGTCCAGGTCAAGCTTGGAATGGATTTTCGGCACTTCGAGAGGCTCCGATTGAATCGTTATATCGCCCTCGCTACGTTGACGGGATGAAAATTCAGAACCGGCGATCTGAGGGTCAATTTGCTGGTGTCATTGAGGCTTTCACCTATCCCAACGTTTTCTATGACGAAATCCTAGTTCAAACTCGCCCTCGAAGCTTCGGTCTCAGTTATAGGACGGGCGCTGATGATTATTATAAGATTCACTTAGTCTATAATGTCGTTATATCTCCATCCGAGGTATCTCATCAGCAAGAGGATTCGGATCGATTCAGCTGGGCATTCACCACCACGCCTGTACAAGTGCCGTTTGCCCGATCAACTGCCCATTTAATCGTAGATGGGATGGTAGGATATTCTTGGATGCTCGCGGATCTTGAGGACGTGCTCTACGGAAACGCATCTGAGCCACCTCGTCTCCCCACGCCACAAGAAGTCTGGGAAATCGTCGAGCAAGCTTCATTGCTGCTTGTGGTTGATCATGGCGATGGGACGTTTAGCGTCATCGGGCCTGATTCGGCAATTACAATGCTGGACGCCACTACGTTCCAAATCGATTGGCCGTCAGTTATCATTCTAAATCCTGACGAATACCAAATCAGCTCTCTTTAGGAGGGGAAATGGCCACCGTTCAAAGTATGACTTTACCTCGGCTGTTAGCCCTCGAGGCCGATACGGTTGTCGGAGGACATATAGATGGTTCCGGTAATCTAATTCTTGAACAACACGACGGTTCGACAATCGATGCTGGATCTGCTCTGGCGGCAATTCCCGATGCAAGTGAGACTGTCAAGGGAAAAGTTGAACTGGCTACGTCGGCCGAAACGATAACTGGAACTGATGCTGTAAGAGCTGTCACACCAGCGGGCCTTCAGGCAAAAGTTGCTAGCGATACTGCAAAAGGAATAGTCGAACTAGCAACAAACGCGGAAGCTACTACCGGAACTGACAATACTCGAGCTCTAACTCCCGCAAATCTACCGGTCGCAGTTACCACGCACGTTGCCGCTGCAAGTACGACCGTTTCGGGAAAAGTTGAACTGGCTACGTCGGCCGAAACGATAACTGGAACTGATGCTGTACGGGCGGTAACTCCTCAAGGTCTTGCGGCGGCTGTCGCTTTGTCAGGCAAGGGCGTTCTCGGTTGTCAGTACACCAACACCAATACTACTGTAGCTAGTACAACATCTTCGGAGGTAGCAGTTCCCGCCGCATCCTGGGCGGTTGAGCCGACTTACACCTTTGTGAATGGCAGACTGTACAAACTGACTATTTGCTACGGTCCTAATAATGATAGTGGTTCATCCAGCTGGATGATTATGCAAGTCAGAAAAGGTTCAGCCTCAACAACTGGGACTATACTGAATAAGCACTATTATCATTATCCTGCCGGCTTTGGAGGATTAGGAGCTAGTGTTCAAACGGTAGCTTATGTAAAAAACAATAGCGGCTCGAATGTGGCGACAAAACTCTCTATGACAATGGCAAATTCCGGCGCTGTTGGGAACGCACGGTTCTGGACCGGGAGCCCTGCGGGGGGTGATGCTCTTTCGATTTTAGTAGAAGATATTGGAGGCGTAGCAGATTTTGCCGACCTTGCGAATCTCGCGGTACAAATCTAAGGAGCGTAAGATGCCATATTCTCCCGATGTTGATCTAGGCGCTAGGAGACAATGGGAGCTCGCTGCAACCCATACACCAACTGGCGTAACGATCGTTTGTTCCGTATCCCCAACGGGCTTGGCGACGGAAGCACAGAGAGATGCCGTGTTCCAAGCGTTTCTAGACAAACTGGTCACGCTTAACAACGTCACCATCGATTACGCTCGCAAAACCACTCTCTATCAATCCAACGTAACTCCTACCTGACAACAAAAGGAGCCGTTTTGATAACCATGTCTTCTAGCGGCTCCTTCAAGCACACTGAGGCTTTTCTCAAAGCCATGAAGACGCTGCATAATCAAATCATGCTGATGCTTGATTCCGCAGGAAAATTAGGAGTTACAGCTCTGTCACTGGCAACACCGGTGAGGACTGGTTTGGTGGCTTCTTCATGGAGTTATAAAGTAGGCGCCAAGGACGGCAAATACTCGGTTGTCTGGATGAACACAGACATTGAGAACGGTTTTCCCGTGGCAATTATGCTTCAATACGGATACGCAACTGGTACTGGTGGTTTTGTACAAGGTCAGGATTATATCAATCCAGCTATCAGGCCCATATTTGACAAAATAGCAGACCGAGTGTGGAAGGTGGTGACCTCAGCGTGAGTAGCATTGATCCTAGAGTTGTTCAGATGACGTTCGACAACAAGGAATTTGAGAAGAACGCCCAAACAACTCTTCACACACTCGATACTCTCAACAAAGGGCTCAAGCTCGAGGGCGCTACTAAAGGTCTGACTGATCTCGGAGCGGCCAGTAAAAACGTTCATTTGGGTCATATCGAGCAAGGTGTTAACGCCATTGCCGACAGATTCAAAGCGTTGTCGGTTATTGCTATCACCGCTCTCGCGAACATCACCACACAAGCATTTCATACAGGTACGGCGCTGGTCAAATCTCTTACCGTAGATCCCATCAAGACCGGCCTCAACGAATACGAAACAAACCTGAACTCGATTCAGACTATTCTGTCGAACACACAATGGCAGAACACCGGTCTGAACGATGTCAACAAAGCTTTGCAAATCCTGAATGAATATTCCGATCAGACCATCTATAACTTCTCGGAGATGGCACGGAATATTGGTACGTTCACTGCGGCCGGCGTTCAACTGGAAGTGGCAACCAACGCGATTAAAGGTATCGCTAACCTTGCTGCTATATCTGGATCAAACTCGCAGCAGGCTGCTACGGCCATGTACCAACTTTCCCAAGCGTTGGCAGCGGGTAAGGTCGCACTTATCGACTGGAACTCAGTTGTTAACGCCGGCATGGGCGGTAAGGTCTTCCAAGACGCTTTGATGGAGACTGCCCGGGTTCATGGCGTAGCGATTGATACGATTATCAAGGATGCTGGGAGCTTCCGAAATTCTCTGGAAACTGGATGGTTGACGTCCGGAATCCTCACCGAAACTTTATCGAAGTTCACCGGTGATCTGACAGCAGCACAGCTCAAGACTATGGGGTACAACGACCAGCAAATTGCCGGCATCTTGAAGATGGGGCAAACTGCTCAGGATGCGGCCACCAAAGTCAAGACGCTGTCTCAACTTATCAATACTCTGCAGGAAGCTGCAGGATCAGGTTGGGCGCAGACATGGCAGATCATATTTGGTGATTTCGAAGAAGCTCGAAACATGTTCACCGACGTTAATAACGTCATTGGTGAGTATGTCAAGACTACCGCGGACATGCGGAATAAAGTACTCTCTGATTGGAAGGCGCTCGGCGGTCGTGCTGCTGCGATTGAGACGATTAGCAATGCGTTCAACGCTCTTCTATCCGTTGCTAAGCCCATTCGAGACGCATTTCGAGAGATATTCCCGGCGGTCACAGGGAAGCAGCTATATGAGATCACAGTCATACTTAGGGATTTCACAGCTGGTTTGAAGGTCGGTTCCGAAACCGCAGATAAGCTCCGGAGGACATTCGCCGGAGTCTTTGCAGTTTTCGGCATCGGATGGGATATTGTCAAGGAAGTAGCGAAGACTCTATTCCGTTTGTTCGGAATCGCCTCGGAAGGCTCTGGCAGTTTCCTCGAGATCACTGCTAACATCGGTGATTTTCTTGTTGCGCTAAGACAAGCAATCAAGGATGGTGAAGGTTTCGCTAAGATATTCCAAGTGATTGGGAATGTCTTGTCGGTACCAATCATCCTCCTCAAGATTCTTGCCGGATATTTGTCGGGATTGTTTAAGGATTTCGACGGTCAGGCTGCCGTTAAGGGTCTGACGGGTCTAGCCGGTAAGTTCGAGCCGTTGACCAAAATGGGCGAGGTTATAGCCAAAGTCTGGGGCAGAGTTAGTTCTGTCTTGGATGAGGTGGCGAAGGACTCTTCTCGCGTTGGTCAAATAGTTGCGGACTGGTTCGGTGAGTATGGCACCTATATTTCGAATCTGATTAAGCAGATCGACTTTGGTGATGTTCTTAAAACTGTCAACACTGGTCTCTTCGCGACTTTGTTGTTGATGATTCAGAACATATTTGGCGGAGGTGGCGGAGGAATCTTCGGATCTATCCGTGAATCCTTCGATCAGTTGACCGACACGATGCAGACGATGCAGACAACATTGCGAGCAGCAACATTGCTCCAAATTGCCGCTGCTATCGGCATTCTGACCATATCTGTCGTTCAACTGTCTAAAGTCGACGCAGCAGGATTGACCCGATCTCTCACCGCAATCACAGTGATGTTCGGTCAGCTATTGGGGACCTTGCTTCTGTTCGAGAAGTTCTCTGGTTTTGCCGGCCTCGCCAAGATGCCTTTGATCACGGCAGGACTTATTCTGCTCGCTGTGGCTGTAAAGATTCTAGCCTCAGCTGTCAAAGATTTGGCAGATCTCAGTTGGGAGCAACTCGCTAAAGGTTTGACCGGAACAACAGTCTTGCTGGGTGCGCTCATCGCTGCTGTTAAATTGATGCCCCCCTCGCCAGATCTAATCGCTACTAGTGTGGCGTTGGTTATCCTTTCAGGGGCTGTCAAGATTCTCGTCAGTGCTGTTACTGATTTGGCAGGACTGAGCTGGGAGGAACTTGCTAAAGGTCTAGTGGGTGTCGGCGCCGTGTTGGCCGCACTTACCCTCTTTACCAAGTTCGCTACAGTCGACAAGGGCGGTCTTCTCTCTGGTGCTGGCATTGTTCTTCTTGCGGTGGGTATTAAGATCCTCGCAAGCGCAATGCTTGACTTTGCCAGTCTCACATGGGAAGAAATAGGCAAAGGCCTAACTGCTATGGCGGGCGGGCTGGCTTTGATCGGCGCGGCTCTGGCTTTGATACCCCCGTCGTCGATTATATCTGCAGCCGGGGTTCTGGTCACTGCAATGTCTCTTGGGATGATTGCAGACGCTCTTGTCAAAATGGGCGGAATGTCTTGGTCGGATATCGGTGCTGGTTTGACCGCACTAGCCGGTGCTATTACTATCATCGGTCTGGCTATATCCTTGATTCCTCCGACTGCACCTCTGTCGGCCGCGGGGATATTGCTAGTGGCTTTGTCTCTGGGTATGATCACAGACGCTCTTGCCAAGATGGGTTCTCAATCATGGGAATCTATTGCTAAGAGTCTTGTGACGCTAGCGGGAGCTCTTGGAATCATCACCCTCGCTATGAATTTCATGACAAGCGCTCTTCCAGGCGCAGCTGCATTGCTTATTGTGGCTGGCTCTCTGGCTATATTGGCACCTATCATTCAGATGTTTGGGCAAATGTCTTGGGGCGAGATTGGCAAGGGTCTTCTTACCTTGGCCGGTATATTCCTTGTTCTAGGCGTAGCTGGTGCGGTTCTAACACCAGTTGTCCCAACCCTTCTGGGACTTGGCATTGCCATCGCTTTGATTGGCGTTGGCCTTGCCGCCGCGGGTGTGGGTATTCTAGCGTTCTCAGTAGCTGTTGCGGCGCTTAGTATATCTGGCGCTGCATTGACGGCTACGATCATCGCCATAGTTGCTGGTTTGATCGGTCTGATTCCAACTCTGGCTGAACAAATCGGTTTGGGCCTGATAGCCATCGCCGGCGTTATCGCCAATGCGGGTCCTGCGATACTCAAAGCAATCACGACAGTACTTCTTGCTCTTCTCCAAGCGATAATCGACATAGCGCCAAAGCTTGAAGAAGCAATACTCGTACTGGTTGATTTGCTTATCAACGTTCTCGTGGAAGCGGTTCCGAAATTAGCTGAGGCTGGCTATAATATTCTCGTTGGTGTCTTGACGGCTATTCGAAACAACATTCGCCAAGTTGTGGATGTGGCTCTTCAGATAGTTGCGCAGTTCATCAAGGGCCTAGGTGATGGTCTACCTAAGGTAATTCAGGCCGGTGTCGAGTTCATCATCAAATTCATCAATAGTCTAGCTGATGCCATTCGAAACAACTCGGATGAGCTTGGTAGGGCTGGCGGGAATCTGGCATCTGCTATGATTGAAGGTATGGCAAAGGGTTTACTAAGTGGAGCAAGCGAGGTTACGAAAGCTGCCAAGAGGGTGGCTAAGAATGCTCTCGATGCTGCGCTGGATTTCCTGGGAATCAAGTCTCCGTCCAAGGAAACGTTCTGGATGGGTCAGATGTTCGATGAGGGTGCGGCACTTGGTATCAGTCGGTACGCCAAGGTGGTCTCTAGAGCGGCGGAGGAAGTTGGATCAACCGCTATCGATTCCCTTCAGGGGTCGCTTAGTGGTTTGTCCAAGATCATATCTGGTCCGATGGAGATCAATCCTGTCATCGCACCGGTTCTCGATTTGACTGCTATCCGCAAGGATGCGTCTCAGATTGGGAATCTGTTGACTGCTCCTACCATATCCTTCGATTCGGCATATGCGAAGGCTAAGATCGTTTCTAGAGGGTTTGATGAGAATAGGAAGCCGACATCAGATCCGGATGATGACGATGATGGCCGCGGCGGAGGCGTCACCTTTAACCAGTACAACACCTCGCCAAAGGCTTTGTCTGAGGCGGAATTGTATCGTCAGTCGAAGAACCTACTATCCCGAGCGAAGGAGGCGGTAGCGCCCAATGCTTAATCAAATAGAAGTGCGTAACGCAGCGGGCACGCTTCAAACCTTCGTGCTGGATGATGTTGCGGATGGTTACGTCTTGGAAGGGGTCGATGGTCTCGATCCCGTAAAAGCCACGATTGTGACGTCCGACTTTGCCACTTTGGATGGCGTTCAATATCAGTCATCCAAGCTGCAATCTCGGAATCTACTGGTGTATCTCGGACTGGAGCCGGATTATATTTCGACTTCCGTCCGGGATCTCCGGAATGGTCTGTACGCTTGGTTCATGCCAAAGTCTGCGGTCAATCTCCGGTTCTTCGATACAGACGGCCCTACGGTTTCGATAGATGGTCGGGTGGAGTCTTTCGAGGCTCCACTCTTCGCAAAGGAACCGCAGGCAGTTATATCCATCATCTGTCCCGATCCGGATTTTGTGGAGTTGACTCCGGTTGATGGTTCAGGAAATACGGTATCGGATACAACCGAGTTCTTGATTGACTATGATGGAACGGTAGAGACGGGCATCAAGTTCACACTGAATTTGAATCGCTCTGAAAGTGATTTCGTTATCTATCACCGTCTACCAGACAACACAATCAAGTCGCTCGAATTCACCGCTACATTGCTTGATCTAGATACCTTGGTGATCGATACGAACGTCGGTCAAAAAGGCATCACTCTTACAAGATCGGGCGTTCAGAGTTCGCTCTTGTATGGCATGTCGTCGCAGTCGTCATGGTTTGCTTTACAACCTGGAGCTAACTATTTCCGGTTCTACGCCACGGGCGCAGCGATTCCATTCACCTACCAATTTACCAATCGGTACGGAGGTCTGTAATGGAGGTGTACATCCTCGACAGTCTCTATCGTCGTGTGGGCGTCATCGATAGATACGAATCACTCATCTGGACTGAGCGGTTCTCGGCTTACGGCGACTTTGAGTTGAAACTCCACTCAACTCACGACAACCGGAGTCGCCTTCTGGCCGGCCTTCGGCTCGTCATCGTCAAGTCCTATCGTGTGATGGTGATAGAGACTGTCGAGGACACCACCGACAATGAAGGCCGCGACGTTCTGATAGTACGAGGGCGATCGCTGGAAGCCATTCTAGAGAACCGGGTTGCTCGAAGCACCATGGGCGACTTGACCACAACACCCAAATGGACGATTACTGATCAACCGGCAGACATTGCTCGGCAGCTGTTCAATGATATTTGTGTGGACGGTCTTCTTACAACGTACGATATCATTCCCGGTATCGTCGAGGCTAGAATGCCGCTTTTTCCCGCAGACACTACGCCAGAACCAACAGACACAATCACTTACGCGATCGATCCGGTCACGTTATATAAGGCCATCAAGGATATTTGTGACTACTATCTGATGGGCTTCCGTCTGGTTCGCCATCCTGACACAGCAGTTTTGTATTGGGATATTTACATGGGAAGTGATCGTACTACACAACAGACAACACTTCCCGCGGTGGTATTCAGCGAGGGGTTGGACAACCTATCAAACACCACAGAGCTTACGTCCATAGCCCTCTATAAGAATGTGGCCTATGTGTTCTCCCCGGTGGGCAGCGAAATCGTCCTTGCCGAAGATGTCGATCCAACGATTGCCGGGTTTGAGCGAAATATCCTTATCGTGGTGGCTGATGATATTACGGACGGAGTACCTGCAACCGCTTCAGCCAAGATGATCCAGCGAGGCAAGGAAGAGCTAGCCAAGAATCGGCGTTTCTCTGCGTTCGATGGTGAGCTTAACCAAAATAGTAAGTACGTATACGGAACTGACTATCACCTAGGCGATCTTCTCGAGTATAAGAACACCGAAGGTGTTAGCAGCATTATGCAGGTAACTGAGCAGATATTTATCTCGGACAGAGAAGGAGATCGTTCTTATCCTACACTTGTGGTGAACGCTTTCGTTACGCCAGGTTCATGGAATGCTTGGCCGGCTGGTCAAGTCTGGGACGCAGTTTCTCCGACCCTTGTTTGGGATTCGGCAACTACATAGGAGAAGTCATGGCTGTCGGAGACGATGCGGTTGCTGCCGGATTCGCTATTCTGAACGGCGGTGTTGATTTGGTTAAGGATGGCGACACCGAAATCAACCGAAGTCGTGATTACATCGCACAAACCAAAGCGTTGATCCCGGTGGGTAAGTCCGGTTATCGTACCGCGGCCGGCATATCTTCGGGTACTGCAGATCCAACCGGTGGTGCAGACGGGGATATCTACTTCAAGATCATTTCTTAGGAGCTACAGTGACGGAGTATACGAGGAGTACTGGTAGCTCCGGGACGATGTTGATCAGCGACAATGCTCCGGGAGCTTCTTCTGGAACTATCGAATTCTGGATCAACTCAAACAACGGTACAACCTTCGATCACGAACTTCCTTGGGCAGCAACAATCGACGGTTCGTTTCAGGGTTGGCAAGAGTTCGATTACAATGCTGGTGCTGGTTGGCAACAGCTGGGTGTTTGGAACATCACATATTCACAGAACGTGACGTTCCATTTGGGCGCCACGGGAACTAGTGGGTTTGGTGGACCTACCAACTTCACGCAGTGGATTCAGAGAGCCACGGTTCCCGACCCTCCAAGTAACCCATCCTTCACCAATGTCAAACCCACCACAATCGATGTCAACTGGACTCCCAACGGTAACGGTGGGGCTTCTATTGACAACTACGAGGTTGGTTACGCTTTGACAAACACGGCGCCGACCTCTTTCGTCACCTCCACTACGTCGCCCAAAACAGTTACCGGATTAACGCCAGGTACGAACTATTATTTCTGGGTGCGAGCGCATAACTCGGTTGGTTGGGGTGCATATTCTGGACCGGTGTTGCAACAGACAATTGCCGGCGTCCGGTACAAGGATGGAGCAACGTGGAAGATCGCGGTTCCGTACGTAAGACACGCTGGGGTTTGGAAACTTGCACGTCCTTATGTTAAAACATTAGGCGTGTGGAAGGAGACGATCTAGTGACGGAGATAGTCGGTATACCAATCGGCGTTCTGACTCCGTCTGCCCTTTTAGGCTTGCTCATTTTGATGCTCTTCACTGGACGTCTTTGGACGAATGCTGCGTACCAGGAAAAAAAGGAAGAAGCTGATAAATGGCGGCAGGCCTACGAGAAAGCTGAAGCTGCTAGACAGCTCTCGGATAGCCAAACGACCGAGCTTCTGGAGTTTGCCAAGACTGATCATAATCTCCTGGTTGCTCTCGTCGAAGTGGCTGAACGAGCAAGGCAGCCGGGAGGAACCCATGTGGTTTCGAAGGGAAAATAAGTCCGGCGAAGAGGCTAAGCTGGCTCTTGAAGATGCTGAGCAGAAGTTACATGACACCGAACAGCGTTCTGGAGAAGTAAACGCGGTCGTCAAGGCACATAAGAAACTTCAAGAGCGCAACCACTTCGCCGAGCAATTAGAGCACATCATTCGCGGAGGGATCACAGGATGAACGACATTACCTTCCTGAGATCCGTCGTTGTAGTCGTAGCGATCCTCACCGCTATATGCGTCAACGCGGTTCCAATCATATATGCATCCTCACCGTGGCGTTCGCGATTACTCGGGCGCTTATTCATGTATCAGGCGGCAGCGCTTGCTTTCGCCATAGATATTTCGGTGTTCTTTATACTGCTCCGGCCGGATATCAAAATCAGATACTGGATAAGTATTATTGAAATGTCGCTGATTGCCGCGGCCAATCTCTCGATGGCCCTGAGAATGTGGAGGATGCAGAGACCTAAAAACGATAAGAAAGGTCCAAAGAGAGTGTTATTCACCAATGCGGTTTACAACAAGCTGAAATTTGTCGCGCTTGTTCTTCTGCCGGCTCTGTCGGCAGCATACTTCGGTCTGGCGCAGATCTGGCATTTCCCCAACGTTCCTGAGGTCATGGGGACAATTGCTGTGATTGACACACTGCTGGGTACGCTTCTGGGTATCTCCACCAAGACGTACAACGCTGGACAACTGGAACAGCCCAAACAATACGACGGCGTGATTTCCGTTGAACCGGGCGAATCCGGTTCTCAGCTTCGTCTGCGCGACATCAATCCAAGATCACTCGAAACCAAGAACGAATTGGTTCTGAAGGTAGTACCACCGTCTTCTTAGGGTCGCGGGAAAAACACCCGCTATAGTGAGACCCCCACTTAAGGAGACACCATGTTCCTGAAGAAAGAAAACAAGCCTACACCGCTCGATGAAGCAATCGCGGATGTGTTTAGTGCGTTGAAAGGACTCGACGAAGAAACCGAAGAATATTCGGCCGCAGCAGATCAATTAATCAAGCTGATGAAACTCAAGAAGGATGTAGAACCCTCTTGGATTCCCAGCCCAGATGTCGCGCTGTCTGCCGCTGCAAATATCGCCGGAATCTTGTTGATCCTGAACCACGAACGTATTCACGTCATTGCTACGAAAGCGCTCGGCTTTGTTGGAAAACTTCGATGAACAACCGAACCCCAAAATGAAGGTCGTCGTAGAGAGTGTGCAAGCTGACCCTTGTGCACTCTTTATGTTTTTCGACATGGCTTATAATTTTTGGTCTGGAAAATTCCCCGGGTGAGATTTTCGAAAAAAGCTCGCAGGTTTTGCATACATTATAATGAGACCCCGCCTAAGGAGAAATCATGAAAGACTTTTTCACCGCTTCAACCAAAGAAGAAGCAGAAGCCAAACTTGCCCTTGTGGGCATCGTCGCGTTATTCGCCGGTGTCAGTATAGGCATTGCGATTCTGCATATTCAAGAAAAGCGAGAGAAGAACAGGACTATCTAAGTGATCTCAAAACCTAGACCCCACAAGGGTTTTAGGTTTTCTCTCGCAGAAATTACAGGGCCTATAGTGAGACCCCTAACTTCTGAAAAGGAGAAGACTATGTCGCAGAAGATTTCGTTCCTAGTGAACTTTGTGAAGAAGCACCGAGTTGCCATTTCTGTTGGACTGACCGCCACCGCGTTCATCCTGCTGATCATGCGTAACCAGAGTGAGCTGAACAAGTTCCTGGACGAGCACAATCTGACCGACCAGTACTACGCCATCAAGGAGTAATCAACTCGAAACCACTGACCCTAACACGGTCTTTGGTTTTATGTTTTTCTACGGCGTCCCTACTATTCGATAAAAATGCCGTCAGCACAGTGGCTCCCCGAGCGGTGTGTGAGCGATGAGAATGGTAGGGACGTCTTAGATTTATATAAAACCCCGTCAAATGAAAGGGAAAGAAAATGGAAACGATCATGAACATCCTCCAGGCACTCCTCTTCATCGTGAAGGCGGGGTTGGCAGTGTCAGTAATCCTGCTCCTAGCAACACTAGGGACGTACGTCCATGATGAGTTACAGGAAATGCGTGTTGAGCGAAGTCTGGAGCTGGCAAGGAACCGCGAGGATCTGAGTCAGCTCAACACCGACGGAACTACGTATTTCTCCGAATGGGTCGCTATATATCGGGCTGCAGGAAAGAAGCCTGGCGCACACCGATACGACAAGACCAAGCCGTCGTACTCTCAGTCCAGGGAGTTCGCGTTCGCAGCACCAAGGGAACCAATCTACAACGACGAGAACTTCTTCGCTGCGTTGATTCGCGAGAAGGAAGAAATCGCCCCATTGTTCTAGGAGGCATTATGAAATTTCACCCAGCCATTGAGATGGGTTTCCAAATCTGGAGCTATATCGGCGGTACCTTCCTGGCTCTTACGATCGTTAACAAGATCATTAAGCTTCCTCGAAGGTTTTCCGCAGCTAACCAGACAATCGAGAATGCCAAGTATCTTCCTGGTGGATCGAAGTATATTCACCCGATGGAAGAAGAGCGTGAGTACGAAGAGTTGAGTTGGAAAACCAATGCTTAGCCTCGTGCAGCTCGCCAAGCGAGCAGAGAAGCTCGTTACGCACAACTCGCCGGCAATTCTGACCGCTGCTGGAGTGGCAGGTACGATCACAACTGCATATCTTGTGGGGAAGGCAACATTCAAAGCCGCCGAGCTTATCCGAGAGCGTAATGAGGCGCAGGACGTACATGATTTGTGGATGCCGGCCAAAGAGAAGGTAGAACTGGTATGGAAACTGTATATTCCAGCAGTTACTACTGGTTTGCTGACGGTTACTTGCATTGTTCTCGCAAACCGTATCGAGCATCGCCGTGCTGTTGCCTTAGCTGCCGCGTTCACAATTTCAGAGAAGGCCTTGGAAGAATACAAGGCCAAAATCGTCGAGAAGGTTGGCGCTAGAAAAGAGCAGGGTTACCGAGACGAGATCGCCCAGGATCGCGTCAACAATGATCCTTTGAAGGATCGTGAGGTCATCCTTATCGGTACTGGCGAACAGTTGTGTTATGACTTGTATACCGGTCGATATTTCCGAAGTGATGTGGAGTCCATTCGGAAAGCTGTGAACGACATCAACCTTCAGGTCATCAATGACTCATTCGCATCGTTGTCGGATTTCTACGATCGAATTGGTCTGTCGGCCACCAGTATATCCAATGACGTCGGTTGGAATTTGGACACTGTGCTCGACGTGAAATTCACCACCACGCTGGCTAAGGACGGCCAACCCTGCATCGCAATCGATTTCAAGACATTCCCAATCCGCGGCTATAGCCGTCTAATGTAGGAGAAGAAATGGCAAAAATTGTCCCTCCCGTCGTCGAAGATGCTGTCATGGAAACCGCGGAGACTGCCGTGGAGGTGGTTCAAGCGAACGCTGCCCTCCTCACGCCGAAGCGAGTGATCATCGCTGCTGGTGCGGGTTTGCTGGTGGTCGGCGGGGTCATGCTGTATCGCAAGTTTCGGAAGCACGGCGAAGAGGTCGTGCCTGAGGCCGTCAAGAGCTAGTTTCGACCAAATCACTCAACGCAGAATCGGAAGGCAAGGAATGATCAAGAAGGATATTTCGGTCACTGATCTTGACGGAAACCCGCGGATCAAGACCTACTATTTCAGCATCCCGCCAACAGAGATGTTCCGGATGGATTCTGAGATGGGTGGCCTTGAGCGGGCTATGAATCAGATCATGCGGGAGCAAGATGTCGCCAAGATCATCGAGGTCTTGGAGCAGCTGATTCGCAAGTCGGTCGGAATTCGTAAGGACGACGAGTTCTATCGTTCTGAGGAAGTCACCGAGCAATTCATGAACAGTGAGGCGTTCTCATCGCTGTTGATAGAATTTCTCACGGACCCCAAAACGTGTGCGGAGTGGTGTGCGGGCATTCTGCCAGCCGATCTGGCCAAGAAGCTGAAGGCATCAGGCGATCTCGAGCAACTCGGTGCTCCGAAGGCGAAGGCTTTCCCGGACGACTACACACCCGAGGAGCTTGACGCCATGTCGAAGGAGGAGTTCCAGCGTCTCTTGAGCACTCTTCCTGGGAACAACATTCCGCGAAGTCTTCTGCTGATCGCCATGACAAAGCGTTAATGGGTAAACCGATAGATGGGGAGATTCAGCAAAGGTAGACGTCTTAGGGGTCTGACGAAAGCCTTACTCAGGATGCTGACTTGTAAACGACAGCCGAGAATCCAGCCCCACCCTGGATGAAAATGTGTCCCGTCTATCGCAAGAAAAACACGCTCTATAGTGAGACCCCTACCCCTGAGAAAGGACCCTCCATGACTAAAACCGATTTCGCCAAAATGGCGATCAGCTTCGTCGTTGGAACCGGTACCAAGATCATCATTAAGGCCATCGTTAAGAACAATGTTGACATCTCGAAAGTGACTGATAAGGTCGCCGTCGAGGCTGCAACGTGGGTTCTGAGCGGATTGGTTGCTAGTGGTGCGAAGAAGTACACGGATTCGATGATCGATGAACTGATTGCCAAGTGGCAAGAGATCAAAAAAGGCATTGATGAAGGTCGTCACCTCTCCGAGTAGACCACCAAACTAACAGCCCCTAACACGGGCTTTTAGTTTTCCCCCGAATTCGAGGAAATATGGACTTTCCTAGCAACAGTCAGGCTCCCAAACCACAAGAGCCGAAGAAAATAGAGAAAATTGTACTTGGGGAGGTCACCCGGAAGCAAAAGTCTCTTGGTCGGCGTTTCATGGAGACTTTCGTCAGTGGCGAAGACGCTAGCAGCGTTATGGGTTATATCCTATTCGACGTTGTTGTGCCGGCCGCAAAGGATTTGGCCTCGGATGCGTTCAGCCAGATGGTTGATCGATTCCTATATGGGGACGGAAAGCCTCCTCACCGTCGTACCGGCTCTCGCTCGAGTGGTTCCAGCGGATATGTTTCATACAATCGCTTCTCGTCATCGACCCCATATACAAGACCAGACGAAGCGAGAGAAGCTAACCGACGCACTCGAGGCGTGCAGAACTTCGATGACCTTGTGCTGGCCACACGAGCTGAGGCACAGGAAGTCATTGAGCGCATGTTCGACATTATATCTAGGTACGAAACCGTCTCGGTAGCTGACTTGTATGAATTGGTTGGCGAGACACCAACGCCTATCGACCACAAGTGGGGCTGGTCTGATATGCGGGGGGCCGGTGTGACAAAGACTCGAGCGGGATATTTGCTTGACTTGCCGAAACCCGAACCCATCAACTAAACGTTGCTATTCAAGAAAGGTATATAATGAATCTCAAGTCTTTGAAAGACCTGGTAACAAGCAAGGTGGGTCGTCAGATTCTCACGACCCAGAAACACTCGCCGGCAATTCTGTTCGCGGTGGGTATTGCTGGTGTGGTGGGAACTGCAGTCCTGGCTGCCCGTGCAACCCTGAAGCTCGAGGAAGTGCTCAACGAGGCAGAGGAAGATCTCAAGACGGCCCGCACTCTGGAGAGTGTCAAGTACTCCGACGAGGATCGTCAGCGGGATATTGTCCTGATCTATCTTCGCACCGGCACCAAGATTGCCAAGCTGTACGGCCCTGCGATTCTTGTGGGGATCACCACAATCGCTGCGCTCACGGGATCTCACGTGACGTTGAATCGTAGGAACGTGGGGTTGGCCGCGGCATACGCAGCGCTCGACAAGGGTTTCAAGCAGTATCGCGATCGTGTGGTAAACGCCTTCGGGAAGGAGCGGGACCAAGAATTCCGCTACGGCACTCGAGATGTTGAGATTGTCGAGGAAACCAAGAACGGTCCGGTCATCAAGACCATTCAGCGGGTAGGTAAAGACGGCGCCTCGATCTACGCCAAGTATTTCGATGAGAGCTCTCCGAACTGGAATCGCCAGCCGTCCTACAACGTGATGTTCCTCAAGTGCCAGATGAGCCACGCGAATGATTTGCTGCGAGCTCGAGGCCACGTATTCCTCAACGAGGTTTACGACATGCTGGGGATGAAACGAACTCGTGAGGGTGCCGTTGTGGGCTGGGTCCTTGGATCTGGCGGAGATGACTACGTCGACTTCGGTATATTCGATCCAAACAACGAGGGTTTCCGGGACTTCGTGAATGGTTGGAACGACGCCGTCCTGCTCGACTTCAATGTCGATGGACCCATCTGGGACAAGATCTAGGAGGGTCTGGCGATGAAGAAGTTCCTACTTGTGGTTGGGGTTGCTTTGATCTCTGCCGCGGCAGGTGGCGCTGCGGGTTATCAACTCGCCGTACGCCGGCTGAATGACAAGTACAACGAGCAGATGGAAGAGGAGATCGAGCGCACTCGTACCTACTACGAGTCCAAGACGAAGTACCCGACTCCTCAGGACGCAGTCAAGGATCTCATCGGCGATGCGGCTATAGCTGCTGTCGACCATCGCGAACCCACCAACGAAGAACTGGAGCGGGTTGTTCAAAAGCTAAAGTACAACGCTGTCGAAGGCGGGGTGGCACCACCCATGGAATTCGATCCGCGACAAAACGTATTCAACGGAGCAAGTGACGAGGATGAATCCTTTGAGGCGGAGGTTGCCTCTCGGGATCGCACTCGGCCGTACATCATCTCGGTTCGTGAGAATAGGGAAAACGAAGAAGAATACGACAACGTTACGCTCACTTACTACCGAGGCGATGACGTCTTGTGTGATGACAAGGATGAGCCGTACGACATCAAGTATGTTGGAGAAGAGAATCTTCGTTTCGGACACCGCTCCAACGATCCAAACGCGGTCTATGTTCGTAGCGAGAGACTTAAGGCCAACTTCGAGATCTTGCTCAGTACGGGGAAGTACTCCGTCGAAGTCCTAGGTCTTGACGGCTAGGCGGGCAGATGAATGCAGGCGCCACTTGACGAGCTATATTTCACATGGCTCTACAGTCAAGTCGCCGATCCTCGTGTCAAGAATCCATCCCGAACTTATTGGCGGATGTTGAAGCTCCTGTTCGTCAAGGAGTTCGTCTGGATCGTGCCAAATGATGACAATCGAATAGAAGATGGTAAGGATTTAAGACTCGAGTTCGTCGACCAGCAAAAAATAATGAATGTGGATTTCGGATGGATGCATCTGGGCTGCTCCATGCTTGAACTTCTCGTTGCCTTGTCGCGTAGGCTCTCTTTCGAAGCTGAGGGAGAGCCCCGCTATTGGTTTTGGGAAATGATAGATAATCTGGGCCTGCGAGGTTATACAGATCGCACCAGATTTACCGAAGACACGATCAACGAGATATTAGAGATCGTCATTTGGCGAACATATAGTGACAGTGGCGAGGGTGGTATATTCCCCCTACAACAGCCACGCGAGGATCAGCGAAAAATCGAGATCTGGTACCAGATGAGTGCCTACGTCCTCGAACGCCACTAGACCGGGAGGAGGTTATATGGATTTCTTTCAAATCGGGACGCGAGAGATTGAGAAGGGTCAACACAAGGGATCCTTGGAAATCTTCCCCGATTTCACTGTCGGTCGATCTAAAGATCTGATGGTTCGAGGACGTTCGTTCTATGCAATTTGGGACGAGGAAACACAACTGTGGTCCACCGACGAGTACGATGTTCAGCGCCTGGTGGATCAAGCTCTTCAAGAGTTCGCCAAAAAGGAAGAAGCCAAGGGTCGAAAGTGTGTTGTCCGATATCTCCGTTCCTTCGGTAACAACGGATGGAATCAATTCAGGAGATTCGTAGGCAACATAAGCGACAACAGTCATCAACTCGATGAAACGCTGGCTTTCGCTAATACAGAAGTCAAGAAGGGCGACTATGTCTCTAGGAGACTTCCTTACGTACTTGCTCCTGGCGAGCATCGCGCCTGGGACGAGCTTATGGGGACACTATATGACCCTCAGGAGCGAGCAAAAATTGAATGGGCAATCGGGGCCGTTGTTTCGGGCGACTCTAAGAAGTTACAGAAATTCTTGGTGCTCTATGGTCCGGCTGGTACGGGGAAATCGACGGTCCTGAACATAATTCAGAAACTGTTCGAAGGTTACACAACAGTCTTCGAGGCTAAAGCGCTTGTCGGGAGTAATAACAATTTCTCGACCGAAGCATTCAAATCCAACCCCCTGGTTGCAATCCAACATGAGGGCGATTTGTCCAAGATTGAGGACCACACCAAACTCAATTCGATCATCTCCCACGAAGATATGATGATCAATGAGAAGTACAAGGCCGGCTATCCCATGCGGGTAAATGCGTTCTTGTTTATGGGCACGAACAAG